CGATGCTAGAAGTTTCGTAGAAAACCAGCACTTTGTAAGTTACGCCTGCCGTGTTGCACGCCGCAGAGCTACCCACATTCAATGCGGTTCCTTGGGCATAGATGCGGTCAGTATTTAGGCTGGTTGCGCCGCCATCTTTAGATCCTGCGCCCATTCCGTCAATCCAGTATTCGCAAGCCTGTGCAGCCTGCGGGATAACGATTGCCATTGCAATCCTTCCCTTTGCAGACAGCGACTGCGGAGCGCCTGTACCGGTGTACGTCAACAAGTCCCAGAAGCGGCCAGAGCTGTGCAGGCTGAAGCAGTTATGGGCTTCACCCACAATGCCTGCGTTGTTTTCGTTGACGGCTATGTCTGTGGACAGGGCCATTGAACCGCTTGGCGAGAGCGTCAGCATGGCGTTATTGACTGCGGCTGCTGTGTCCTTCTTGGCGAAAGAAGGAGTAACCCAGACCCCCTCATGACCTGCTCCGGTTGCATCGCGCTTGATATACACAATCTCAGGGTTTGAGCCGTCAATCAAATCCATTGTTACGGGGTTGGACGTTGCGCCTTGGTTGTCAGGTGCGCCGAATGTCTTATCGCGAAAACCGTTGTATGCAAAGGTTTTGAGCAATCCGGAGCCGTTATCCTTGATTGCCAAGCAATAGAAGGTTGTCCCGCTGTTGTTGATGGCTGGCTGCGCTGCTGTGACACTGAAACCATTACGCTGAACAAGCGGAGGGGGAACTCCATCAGACCCGCTCAGGGTCGTGTGGCCGAATGATTGGATGTTGCCGTACCAATGCTCACGCATCATAAATACGGGGCGCTGGCCGTCGCCCATGACAAACACCACATCAGGCTCATAGCCCAACTCGTTCAGGCGAGGCTTTGCATTGCCAACAAAGCTAAAAGGCTGAATGATGGGGGATGCTGCCGTTTGATCTAGGCGAACCGAGCCGGCGCCTAGTTTCAGTTCAAGCCCCCCGGTGATAGGATTAGAACTCATCCGCACATTGCTATCAATGCTCGGCGCAGTGCCCACATCGTAAGAAACGGGGTCTTGTGCGGCCTCAATGTTGACGGTGCGAACATCAGTCCAAGGGCCGAGAGTAACCTGCGCGTTATCGAGTCGCTGAATGAACTCTAGGTTATTGCCGCGCTTGAATGAGAGAGTTGCGTATTCGTTCCCGTAAGTTGCGATTGCGATTTTCTGACCGGCGGGGACTAATACTTCAGCAGTCCCATTAGCGTAAATGATTTTTTCCACGGCAATACCCTGTAATTTCTGCCCCCGCTATTTCTAGCGGAGGTCTTTGGTTGAATCAAAAAACAGGGGCCGAAGCCCCTATTACTTAGGATTGCGAGAAGAGAACGATACCCGCCATCTGCGGCTGCGTCATCACCACACCGAAACGGGTATCCCAGCGATACTTGGTTTTCATGGTGTCAATGTCGTACTGTTTTTGCAGCACGATTTCGATACCTTGGTCGGTGGTAGCGCGCATCACAGCAGCACCCGCATCGGTTGGCACGGCATAGCGTCCGGGCAGCAATTCGATGGAGTCTTTTTGCCAGAATGGGTTCACGTTGGCGCGCACAGTGTTCAACCACACGATAGCGCTGTTAGACGCCTTGGTGTTGATCTTGCAGTTTTGGTACTGAGCGGCGGCAGCGTTTGCCACTTGGTTAGTGATGATCGGGGGAGAGATCACCATAGTAGTGCCGTTGGTCACGGAGATCACACGGAAGGTCTTCAACTGGCCGGTATCGCCCTTGGTGATGTGATGCACAGCGTTCAAACCAGCGATGGTGAAGCAGTCACCGGCAGCCACGTTAGTGGTGCTGGAAACGGTCACAGTCTGGTAGCGGTTGTCAACGTTGGACACTTCACCTGTTGCGGCTGTAGAAGTCGCTTTGGGCGTGTAGTGGTTGCTACCTGCGTCCAAGGTGTTGATGGTGATAGAAGCACCACCGGCAGCGGCTGGCAAGCTGTTTGCGTAGTCCAGCTTGTAGGTATCGAACGATGCCAGCTGACCAACAAAGGCCTTCTCGTAAGCTGTCAGGGCTTTGGGGGTCAAATTCTGACGGCCTGCCAAGTTGGAAGCCATGCCGTTGTAGTCGCGTGTGGACAGAGCCATGTAGCGATCAAACGCTTGGACGCCTTGCTCGTTCATGATGGCTTCAGCTTGCGCAATGTCATCAAAACCGGATGCGGCGGAGGTGCGCTTCACAACCAAAGTGCCTTGTTGTGCGGCAACGTTCATAACGGCCACGTTGACGTCAGACGCCAGCTTCTGCGCAGCAGCTTCACCCAGTCGGCCTTCTTGCAGCAAGTCGCGCAACTGGGTTGCGGTCAGGATTGCAGTGGCGTGTTTGGCGAAACCAATGGTGGAAGGTACAGACAACTGAGTCTGGTCGTTGAAGTTGGATGTTGCGTCAGTGCCGTCGTAAGACTGGGCAATGTACGGCTGCGGACGCCAGATGGTGTCGTTTGTCCGCTCCATTGTCACGGAGTCGGTGTTGTACTTGTTGACGTTGCGGGAAAGAACGAGTTGATCGTTGAACTTTTCGAGCACGTCCTCAAAGGCTACGCGCTCTTCTTTGCTGAATTGATTGGCCATGATGAGTAATTCCTTAAAAATGAAATGATTGCAGTTACCTGCGCTTATCTCACCATACGGAGGCGGTGCCGATATTACTCACCATGACGGAGGCGGGGCCGTGTCTTAATTATCGCGCACCTTCAAAAAGTGCGCAATACATTACTTTCGGTTGTTTCGTTTGTAAGCGAGCACCTTGGACATATCGCCGGTTTTCTCAGCTTCGGCGCGGAGTCGCTCAAGGGTTGAATCAATCGCACCAGAGGCGCGCCCTGTACCTTGAATGACCTTCTCTGGCGGTGGCGGTGCTTTGCGGTTGGTTACTTTCAACTGTGTCTCCAATTTTGCGATTGCGAAGGCGAACTTTACGGGGTCTTTGATGCCTGCGAGTTCTTTGGCTTTGGCGGGGTTCTTGCCTAGCGCATAAATGATTAATGCTGGATTGTCTGCGCCTTGTACAAGGATGCCTTGTTGTGTGACGTTCAGGGTTTCCTGTGCCACTGCTTCGGCGTCTTCGTAGTCTTTGACCTTCAGCGACTCTTTAGACTTCGCATAGGCGTCTAGGCGGTCTTTCCATGCCTGCTCTTGTGCATCGCGTTCGCGCTTCTGTTCGTTCTCTTGCTGCTCAATCTGGCGCTTGCGGTCGTGCCATTCAGTCAGGCGCTGCTCAAACACCTCTGCGTCGTAGTCAATGCCGTCATCAGACAATGAGGGCTTCTTGCCTAGCGTGATCGTCGGTTTATCAGCGGGTTTGCTGATTGCCGCTTTCAGTTCGCGGTTTTCCTTTTGCAGCTCACGATGAGAGCGGCGTAGTTCTCGCACCCACTCGGGGGCCTGCTCTTTGGCTTCTTCGATTGGCTCGTCACCAATGCTGATGACCACCTCGTCAGACTCTGCCGATTCTTCGGGCGCTTCGTCGGTGACTTCTTCTACCGGCTCCACTACTTCCTGCTCGACCTCCAGCACCTCAGTGCCGGATTCGTCTTGGACTTCGTTTCGCAGTACAAACTTCTTCAATCGCATTTACTTCTCCATACTCACGCATTAAAGAGGCTGCGCGGATACCTCATTCGGGCTTACGACTACCGCATTAACCTCTGGGGGTTGCGGCGATTGCCCAAATTTATCAATGACCTCCATCGCGGTGCGCACTTCTGATGCGTCAATGTTGGTCATGGTTTCGATTGTCTTTGCCTCGGTCAATTCAGCGTCTTTGATGGTCTTGACCGTCTGCGCGTTCTTCAATGCTGCGTTTGCGCTGGCTTCTTGCGCGGCGGCTTGCATGTAGATTGTATTGGCGTCAGGCTGTGCGTTTTCCTTAGCTTCTTTGAGTTGCTTGGCTTCTTCCTCGGTAGGCTTCACAACACCCATGTTTAGCAGCTTGCGTCGGAAGTAATCGCGGACTTCTTCGATGCCTTCGCCTTCCATGTTCATCATTGCCATAGCTCCCAAGACTTGCTTAGTCTCTGGGTCTTCGGTGATCGCGGCCATGCCTGTGAGTGCGCGGACTGTAGACGCACGTTTAGAGCTGGATGACGGGCCTACATCGACAGTCACATCAAACTGCGCCGAAGAAAGGTCGTTTTCCATTTCCTGCTCACCTGACTCGCTCATCATGGGGCGCATTAGCTCCACGCTTGTCATTTCGCCCTGTGATCCGATAGACTTCATCTTGCGGCCCTACTCGACGTACACATCACGGGCCATAGATAGCCAGAGTTTACCGCAACGGCGCACGGCTTTGGACATGTTGGACACGTAGATAAACGTCTG